CTGTATCTTCACTTGTAAAATATTCTTATAGTTGTCATCATTTTTGATAAGCGAAATCCAGTCAATGTGGCGCTCAAATACTGCTTCGATGAATTTCTGTGCCATTTGAAACCCCGGTCCCGTGACAAATACATTTTCGAACCATTTATCGTCATCGTGCACTGATATTTTATTAAAGTCGAGAAACAGGGCACCAATAAACGCCTCAAACAAGCACCCTAGTTTTTTAAGATTAGTGCGTGTCTTCTTTTCCTCTGCATGTTTCGAAATAATAAACCATTTATGCAGTCCCATTTCTAGCGCCAATTTTCCAATAGATTCATTTTTGACGATGGCAATTTTTTTTTCGGTCATGAAGCCTTCATTCTCTTTAGGAAATCTGCGATACAAATAGTATTTTGTCACACACTCTAAAACTCCGTCGCCTAAAAATTCAAGACGTTCATTGGATTTTGTGCGCAGCGCCATGCAATTGGAAGGCTGAGGTATTATTTTTATATTTTCACGTGCGTTTTCGAGTTGAGGGCGTTTTGTATATGATGCGTGAATAAATGCGCGTCGGTATAATTCGAAATTATAGGGTTTAGACGGAACTCCATAGTTTGAAAGAATAGATTGAACATCATTCAATGTAATCTCTCTATTGTCCGGATTATAAGGATTAAATATATATCCGTGTCCATCTTCTGCAAGAATTATGTCAGAATCATTTAGAATATTTTTGCCGCTTGCGGAAGTAAAACTTGGACCAGATGGAGAATGAGTTTCTTGGGACGACATCGATGGATATACAGGCAAATATGACGCGATGTTGTTTGATACGATATTATGTTATCTAATAGTTATATTTTATCTTTAAATGATTTCAATTTAATTTACTTTAATTTACTTTATAAATGTGTAAAAATAAAATATAGTATAGTTGTTTTACATATTTTTTATATTTAGCATATATATAATAAAATAAAATGGTTTTAAGTGGTCCTAAAAGAGTTTCGGCAATAAATTCTCTTACTAACAGAGGGTGCATCTTTGGAAGTATGGCTGGGTTGGCGCCTACTGTAGGTTTGAACCCTAATCTGTTGAATACGTATCGCCTAAATACGAACTATTGTCAGAACAAATGTATTCCTGTTGGCTGTGTTGAGGGTTTTAACTATATGAAACAACGTGGTCTTATCGCATGCAATAAAGGCGCTGGTGGTATCGGTCGTTCTTACTACTCACCAGGTATTGGTATCTTGTTTGGTGGTGGTTGCCAAAAGGGACCTACATACTAATATTATTATTATTATAGCATTATATTATAGCATTATATTATGCCAAATATGGATTTTAATTTTATATTATAGCAAAAACTATATTACAAAATACACCAAACCAACAATCCAACAAATCAAAAATAATATAATATTACCAGATTATATATTCAAATAAGAATACTATAGATAGATATATCAAAATAATCAACATGAAAAATGCACCAAGAAGCAGAAATGGCAGGTCAGCTATAGCTCGTCGCGTTTTATTTAGCGGTCCTGGTTCCGCTGATGGACTATACACAAATACCCAAAATGGTGGAGGAACGAAGAAGGGTGGTGCACAGCCTTCAGGAACCGGTTTTATGATTTCATTTGCACAAAGGTCTCAAATCGCGGTTCCGGCTTTGAATAAAGACTTTTTATTCAACTTTAGACAATACTACAACGCTCCTCGTCACGCTGGACCTATGATGTAAGCGTGTGATTTTTTCATTATAATTGCTGCATAACTTGTGAATAATCAACAAATATATAATTATAATGAAATATTTTTAAGTAGTTTGGATAACTACTAAAACTATATATTAAAACGATTTAGAAATGTTTATCGCTAATTATATATCCTATAATATCCTATCCTATCCTATCCTATCCTATTAACAAAGTAGAGGCGCAACCGATACACATAATATGATAATCAAGATTGATAATCGTGAAACGACGCTTATACCCCTAATAGAACATCGCGTGGAGATATTTATGAATTCAAATACCGATGAATGCGACCTTCATGAAGGAATCGATGACGGAATTGGAGATGATGGTAATGGTAATGGTAAAGTTTCGGCAAAAAAGTCAAAATCGATAACATCTGTCGTTCGTAATACAAGTGCGACCAATAACGGATGTTTGGTTCCAATGCATATATTTAGTGAAGTTGAAATGCAAATGAATGTAACACCGGAAGTAACATTGGAATTAACACATACTGCCCGTGTTGGTAGCAAACATTCTATCAAAAAAGAACAACTTGCTGTTGGTGATATTATTTTAGAAAACGATAAAGGAGAAGTTGTTATTATTTTTGAAAGAAAAACATTATACGACTTAGCTGCAAGTATTCGCGATGGTAGATATAACGAGCAGTCATTTCGACTTGATAAAGAAAATATTCATAACCATAACATAGTATACATTATTGAGGGCGACATAGAAAGGTATATTGAAAAGAAGGGACGTGTATCTAGAAAAACACTTATAAGTTGTATGTTTTCACTTTTATATTATAAAGGGTTTTCTGTATTTAGAACAAACTCGATTTGTGAAACTGCTGATGTTATTGTATTTTTTGCAGACAAATATTACAAAACGGGTATAAACGATAAATCGCGTGTGCCTTATTATAACAGCGAGCCGTCCGAAGCGGTATTACCATCGCCTAATACAAAAGAAAGTGATGATAGCGACGAAAATGAAAAGTATTGTGCGGCCTTGAAATCGCATAAAGAAAAGAATGAATATATTACACCCGATAATATTAATATAATTATGTTAACATGTGTTCCAGGAATAAGCTCTAAAGTAGCTACACAGCTTATGCGTGAATATAAGACTATACAAAATCTCTTATATCAACTTGAAAAGAAGCCTGATATGTTAAATACATTTATGATTAAAACAGAGGGTGCTGGTGCTGGTGCTGGTGCTGGTGCTGGTGCTGGTGCTGATGTAAAAACAACATTCAGAAAAATAAATAAAACATGTGTAGAAAATATTAAAAAATTTCTTATGACAAAGCCTGTTACGACATGTTCTAGTTCTACTTAACTAATTATTTACTGAAATAGCTACATTATTATCTCTATAATATCCAGCATCGATTAGTGCTTGTGTGAAATCGGCACCTCCCCAATTTTTGTCCATTGGGTTTGGACTTAAGCCTGTTGACTGCGCAATATAGTCAAGCATCATGTCAGGAGTAAACTCGCCTTGGTCAATATTTGATGCATCATAACCAGGATAAGAATTTATATTATAAGGTGGGTCGTCGTGTGATGCGTCGAGTAGTTTAGTAACATGTCTCCTAGGTGGCGGAATTGCATTTGCGTTTGTTATCGGCGGTAACCCTCCTTGTAAATCTGTAGGATCAGGTCGTATTTTATAAACTACCTCACCTTGGGTATTTTCTGTATGTTGCAAAAATAAAACAGGACACATAAATCCGACAGAGCGTTGCCAGTCAGTGAATTGAACATATTCTTCTAAATTGTTGAAAGTAATTGGGTTAACACCAGGCACCATAAACTTTTTAGAATTATATAAATAAATTTTTGCACCTTTTTGAACAAGAATATTTGGGCAGTCTGAATTTTTATTACTATTTTTAGGCATGGTAAGTGCCTCTTTAAAATCGGCCGATGAATAGTTCAATACAAAATATGCACCCATTAAAAATAAAACTGATATAATAATATACTTATAATATATCATACGTTGTGAGTGTTATATATATTTATATATAATTATGCTATATTATATATAATTATATGATAAAATACTACCCAAATATTCTAAATATGTAAATAATAAATATGCAATAATAATAAATATGCAAATAATAATATTATATAACTAAAATATATAAGTAAAGCATTGAGTAAAATGTTTGGATTTTTAAATCAGAATACAAAACATCATCCGAAGGTTATGTTGACAGATGCCGATATTAAAAGGTTAAAAACTAACCACGGAGTTGTATTATTTTTTATGAATGGATGCGGTCACTGCGTTAATATGAAAGATGACTGGAATGCGGCAGTAGATGAATGTAGAAATAATGGGATTGGTGGTGATAACGACGATTTTGTTCTAGGTGCAATCGAAAGTAACGATACTGACATGTTTAAAGAAAATGGGATATCGCACAATGTAAGTGGATATCCAACTATTTTATATATTAGTTCTGAAGATATTCAACGCGGAGACATGAATCATGAAAAATATGAAGATCCTCGCAAAAAGGATGCATTTGTAAAATGGATTAAAGATAAAAAAAATAAAAATAAGGGTAAAACACGCGAGGGTAAAACACGGGAGGGTAAAATAGAGGAGGTTAAAATAGATATGTTTAACAAAAATGCATTTAAAACAAAAAATATAGGTAAGCAATCGGGTGGTGGACGTAGTCGTAGACCTAGACGTAAACAACCACATAAATCTAAAACAAAATCAAAAAGACATATGAAGCGTCATACGCGTCGTCATAAACGCACTAGACGCCACCGACGTCACATGAAAGGTGGCGGTTGTGGCTGTGGTTCTGGTGGTATTAGCACATTATTTAACTAACTATCTGTGTCTATTCGTATACCTTTTATTTTTTGCATGTATACGTTTTGTTTTGTTTTTGAAATGTTTACTAAAACCGCCTTGTGGAACGGGAAGACGAATAGGATCTGGTTTTACTACATTGGACGCCGACGCTGACGCTGACGATGTATTGGGTCCAAGCGCAGTTCCACATGCTACGCATATAATGAAATCTCGCATTTCAGTAAGTGATACATTTATTCCTCCAATAGCAGTTGCCGATGGGTATTCGGTTTTTGTATATTTAACCAGTTCTTTGATTGCTTCATCGTGAGTATCATCTATTTTTTTGTTGATTGCACTATTTTGACCACCAAATATACCTGATATATTCCCAACAAAATCGCGTAATATAGATACAGAGTGAACCATGGTTCCTCTTACAAATCCTAAAGGTACATAAGCCTTTTCATCAAAATTGTCCGTTGTAAATAACTTTAGTGACATTTTAATTTCTATGTTTTTATCTAGTGTAGTAAACTTCTATACGTTATATATTTATATATAATATATTATATTTATATTTTTCGTATCAAAAAATTGAAACGAAAAGTATCTTTAAAATGGTATATACAGAAACTAACAAATCTCAACCCCATCAAGTCAAAAAGAATCCAATGTCTGTTCTTCTTGACTTACACAACAACAATAACAACAACACCCCCACGCTGGAGATTGAGTCAGAAAATGAATATAGCAGTGACAAACATATAGCACAAAAAACTACTGGAAATAAATCAGTTAAAAAACTTGCAAAAATAGATGTATCAAAGGCTAAATCATTAGAGTTAGAGTCGCCACCAAAAGACAAAGACCGCAACAAGGCAGAGCGCAATAAACTCGATGAATATTACTACAAACATCGCGAACAAAAATTGGAATACCAGAAGAATTACAATCGCCAGAAAGGTGATGTAATCAAAGACTATAACAAAAGTTACTACATGAAACGAAGAGAAGAAATTCTCGAAAAAGCGAGAACCAAAGTCACGTGCGAATGCGGATGTGTGGTTCAGCTATTTAACATGAACTCGCACAAGAAGACGAAAAAACATGTTCGCTATCTTGAAATGCGACAGGCGATGATGAACGCAACCGCGGGTTCAGATGCAGGTGCACGTGCATTGCCAATCAATACAAAATTATAGACTTACTTACCATTATAAAATTAAATTTTTTTCATCGTTCGATTTCTATGGAATTGCTTTTTTTTAAATGATTTCGACTTCATATTTTTTTTACTAGTCATATCAGAACTTATTTTGTCATGAGAATGAGGAGCGCTATCTTTATCTTCCTTGAAAAAACTTTTCATGTGTTCCAACATTTTTTTACTTATAATCACATCTATTTCTTGATCATCTTCGTCCTTTTCTGAAATATTATAATTCAATCGACTCATCATATAAGTAGTAAACTTCTCTCTTTCAGTATGGTTATTTTTTATATCCTTTGATAAGTTCGAATTTAGAAAGCGTTTTATAATAACAGAAGAAGGCAAGTAATGTTTGTATCCTTTTACATGAATATAATAGACATTATCGTCTTCCATTTTGGGATGAAACAAGTCATCTACAAAACATATTTCTATATCTTTCGGCAATTTTGTGCATCTAAAAAAGTCATCGATTGTTTTATCATGTGTTGTTCTATTTACTTCAACTATTTTACCATCTACTTTAAATGCGGATATAATTTGTTCGAATATTTTTGATTGTAGTTTTGTCTCAAAATATTTTTTAATATGCTCAACCCATGCTCTTTCTCCCTGATTATTTGTATAAATCATTATCGCCTTGCATTTGCCATCTTTCTTTTTTTGTAAAAGGTACCGCAACACATTTAAAATATATGGACGCGGATATTCTGGATATAAATCGAGCAACTCATTAAACATTCCATATGCCTTATTGTCATTGTTATAATAATCATCTAATAACATACAAAATGACCCAAATTGACCAAAACTTCCTAATGTTTCATCTAAATCAAAAACAACAACTTTTTTATATTTATTTTCCGATTCAGTATTAGATTCAACTTCAGGTTCTGGATCAGATTTTATATTAAATAATTTATTTAAAAATTTAGGCATATAATAAATATATAAATATTATAATAAAATATAATTTTATCTTATTTTAATATAACTTGGTATATTAATATTGCTGTTAATATTGAATTATATATACATTTACATATACATTTACATTTACATATTTATGGGTATTTTGAAGCATAATGATTATGTAAAAATATTGGATTATTATAATATACCTATTTCTCCGAAAGATTCGTCTAAAACTATAAAAAATAAAGCCGAAAATATATTGGCTGAAAAATTATGCAAATGTATTAAAAAAGTTAAAAAGAGTGACAATGTGGATACAAATGGTTATGACGACGACTACGACGATAACGTATCAGAAAGCGAATCAAAAGCAATCGCAATCTGTTCAAGTTCTATTTTTGAAAAGAAAGGACTTGATAGAGGTTTATTTGATTGTAAAAAAAAACCAAGACTTATAAATATTCATGGTAAAAAATACGCCCTTACAAAAAGAAAACGAACATTAATGATGTCACGTAGAGCAAAACTATTTCGAAAATTCCAAACTATGCGTAGAAAAAGTAAGAATTAAGAATTAATAATTAATAATTAATAATTAATTTGTTATTATATGTCTGCATTGATGTATGCAAAAGTAACAAATTAATTTAAGTTGTATTTTGTATAAATTTATATTTATTTGGTCGGTTGATATATTTATTGTATTAGCTTGAAGGTTTGCTTTGTTTGGGTTTACGCACAGATGTTGCGCGAGGTGTAGCAGGGACTTCGCTGAGCTGTGAGGTAGCTACAGGAGTTGGCTCTGGTGCAAGAGCAGATGTAGGCTGCGAATGCTCTACAAATGACTCTGACAACGATGGCTCGCGGGGCTGTCGCTGCCCACTAGGACGATTCGAGTATACGCGTCCACTACCCCTATACTCAGATGAATCTTTGCGAACTAACATCCATTCTCCGCGTCCACCTCTATCACCGCTGCTACCACCACGAGCACCACCACGTCCTGATTGTCTGCCACGAACAGGTCTGTCTCCTCCATCATAACGTCCACCTCTTACGCCTCTAGCTCCAGCTCCAGCTCCAGCTCCAGCTCCAGCTCCAGCTCTAGCTCCAGTAGTAGATCCTGATGTAGCAGCACGTTGCTCATGGCGCGTCTCGCAAAACAACTTTCCACCCTTTACACCACGAACATCCGCCGCCTGAAACTTATGGTCTCCTGAAGCAGTGTTTGAAACAGAAAACTCCACATACTCTCCTTCTACCAAATAGCGGTATTGCTCCTGACTTACCTTAATCGCAGAATGGTGTGCAAAAATCTCACTTGCATCTTTGAATTGCTCATTTCCTCCCACGATGGTGATAAACCCAAAACCGGTTTTATTATTGAACCACTTCACACGTCCAGTAAGACGAACAGAAGCTGATGTATCCGAAGAACTCATAACGAAGAATAACTACGATAATATACGATAGTATACTATAATATAGTGAATGGCTTTAAGTATATTTTTACGAATATATTATTTTTTATTTTGCTTTTGATAACCTATACTTCATATGAAGATATCTCTTTTTTACAAAGTCTTTTCAAGTAAATGTAATCAGGTTTTTCACTAAAATTTATTTTATATGCATATGCTAGCATTCTTTCGAATATAGCAGGTAATCCTTTGCATAACTCTGTTATGGGTGTCTTTTTTTTAACTTCGTATACGATTTCCGCTTTTGTTCTTTTATCGCTTGGTTCTATTTTCAAACTACACCACGGAAGTTTTCCCTTGAGTAAATATATTATAACATACAATATTGATATAATATCATCTCGTCTTGAATATACATTTCCTTCGTGTATATGTGTGCTTATGTAACGCATAGTGCCAACTATTGAAGCATCTGATTTATTTGGTATATGCGTATCATCTTTTATATAGATTCGCGACAAACCAAAATCGATAATATTTACTTTTTTTATGAATTGATCAGCTTGATGGTCTAGGTGGGATTGGTCATATTGAATTCGTGACTGACTTATCATAAAATTTTCAGGTTTAATATCACGATGTATCACACCCTTCTCGTGTATTTTTTCTATGATTTCAACCATTGATACCATATATTTTAAAACATCTTTCAAATAGTATTTATAATCAATTCTATGAATATTTGAACTATCGCTACTGCTATTTTCGTGACTACTTTGTATTTCACATTCCGACCCACTTTCTGACCCACTTTCATATTTTCTATTGAATCTCGATTGCGATGCTGCTTTTTTTAATTTTATCACTTCTTCCGCTAGTGTATGCGAAAACAGATCCATAACTATTATATTTTTATTTGATTCTGTTCCAAAATATCGCAACTTTACGACGCCAGGTATTCCCGACAAATGATTCAATATCTTAGATTCCCATACAAGCGTCGGTTGTTCACAGGTTGTTGCTTCATATTTGATTGCGACCTTTTCTTGTGTTATGATATTAAGGCCTTGGTATATACAACCAAATGAACCTTTTCCTATTTTCCTCTCGAAAACATACTTTGAATTGATAAGATTGCGGTGTTGGTATTTTGATGTGTCACATGTTTCTTCTTCGTCATATCTCAGTTGTTCTTGGTAGCTTTGATATTGTTGTTGTTGCATTTTGTCTATATATACATACCTATAAATACTTATAAATCAATTTTATAATTGATTTAGAAACAAAACCAAATAAAATATATTATTAAGTATATATAAACAACACATATCATCGTCATACGTGTCATTTTTGTATACCTTTCATAATGACGAAAATACAATATTTGCTATACATTGGGATATTTATGGTATTCAATCCATTAGAGAATCATAATGCAAATATGGTAATGTCATTACCGATTGAATTTATGAATAAAGAGAGTACTATCAAATACCCAATCCATGTTGCATGCGAGTGTGATTATGAAATATTTGTCGATGGTAAATTTGTTGACCAGACAAACAAGGAAGTAAATATAATCGAAAATGTATTTGAAGGACATCCGGGGTGGAATGCTACAAAGTTATTTAGTCCTATTATAAATACGAAAAGTCCGAACATAATCGCTTTTCATGGAACTGGTGGACAATTTTCCGGATTTAAAAACGGATTTGTTATGGATATGAATAATGGAGCAGATTATACAAAATATCAGGAATGGAAATGTAAAGAATTCGCTGTTTCAATAGTTCCAACGAACTGGTATAGTTACGACTATGATGATAGTTTATGGGAAATGTCAAAATCTTTTGGGATGAATTATCAGAATAATAGTTTTCAAATATTTGAACGCGAACGCGCCAATATACATCTTAATGCTGAGTGGTTATGGACGCAGGATAACTCAAAGACAAATGTATTTTGTAGGAGAAAAGATAGACATGTGCAAACGATTCCTTTACGGACGACAACTCCTGCACCAATAACAACTTCTACAAGTGTATTGAAAACGACACACCACATTCCTGGGTCAACGGCTGTGCCAACCCATGAACCAACTCATATGAGTGTATTAAAAACGTTACACCACATTCCCGCGTCAACGGCTGTGCCAACCCGTGAACCAACTCATATGAGTGTATTAAAAACGATACACCACATTCCTGCGCCAACGGCTGCGTCAACGGCTGCGCCAACGGCTGTGCCAACGGCTGTGCCAACGGCTGTGCCAACGGCTGTGCCAACGGCTGTGCCAACGGCTGCGCCAACGGCTGTGCCAACGGCTGCGCCAACGGCTGCGCCAACGGCTGCGCCAACGGCTGCGCCAACGGCTGCGCCAACGGCTGCGCCAACGGCTGCGCCAACGGCTGCGCCAACGGCTGCGCCAACGGCTGCGCCAACG